TCCTGTGAAACGACAGAGGAGGCAAAGCGATGACGTGGGTTTGGTTGATTTGGGTATTGTGTTTGTTTTTCTTTCTGGCCGGTTATTTGTTCGGTTGTTTGATCGGTTGGAACAAGGCAATAGAAACAATCGACGAAATACAACAGGAGAAAAATAATGGCTGACACAAAAGAGAGAGAGTTTGCAAAATTCGCGCTGGAAGTGATCGAGCATATCAAAAACTACGTGATCCCGCAGTATGGCAACTACCCCGACGAGATGATCGACGGCTTTACTATTGCCGACATCAAGGCGCAGTTGGCGCGCTATGTCGGGCGCATCGGCACTAATGCGCGTGGACAGCAGGAGGCAGAACGCGACTGCCTGAAGATTGCGCACTACGCCTGTTTGCTGCTGCGCAAACTGCGTGAAGAAAAGGAGGCATTATGCGAATCGTCGAGCCATCAGTAACACTTGAATGGATCACACCGGATTCCCTGCGCGTCATCGAGCGTGCTGGCCGGACCTGCTACAAATCGGAATACAAGAGTGATTCCGATCCCGCCGTATTCGTGCGCCGCCTCATCAAGCGCGGCCATTTGTCCGTGATCGAGCACGCCGTGGCGTCGCTGCGGATCGTCTGTGATCGCGGTGTATCGCACGAGATCGTGCGGCACCGGATTGCGTCGTACAGCCAGGCATCCACTAGATATTGCAACTATGCCAATGACAGGTTTGGTTCTGAAATTTCGGTGATTCAGCCTATCACGTTGAAAGAGAACAACCAGGAACGATGGGCCGGATTCCTGCGAGATGCAGAAGAGGCTTACAAGTACCTGCTTGAACATGGCGAATCACCCCAAATCGCCCGTTCCGTCTTGCCTGCATGCCTAGCCACCGAATTGGTCATGACAGCCAACTTCCGCGAATGGCGGCACTTCATCGCGCTGCGCTGCGCACCGGCGGCGCATCCAGATATGCGGCATGTCGCGGAATTAGCGCGAGACATCCTGCGGCACGAGTGCCCGGTGGTGTTCGGCGATTACATTGAAACGGAGGAAGCGCTATGCGAAGCGAAAAACTGCGACGCCTTATAAACCTGCTAGAGGAAGCGCAGGGGATCATGAGCGATTTCCCCGATGTCCGGCTATTCGATACGTGGAGAAGAGGTATAGGCGGCCTGCTGTGTGCACTATACGCCGTCGTGGAGACAAATCATGTCCAAAGTCAAGCAAGGAACAATCAAGGAACTGAAGTTCGATCCGCAGAACGCTAACAAGGGAACAGAGCGCGGTAACCAGGCGCTGGAGGAATCACTCCAACGCTACGGCGCGGGCCGTTCCGTGCTCGCCGACAAGAACGGCGTGATTATCGCGGGAAACAAAACCGTGGAGAAAGCGGGCGAACTCGGCATCGAGGACGCGGTATTCGTTCCCACGCGGGGCGACCAACTGGTCGTCGTCGTCCGCGAAGACCTGGACCTAACCACGGACCCCGAAGCGCGGGCGCTGGCGATCGCCGACAACCGCGTCGGTGAACTCGACCTCAACTGGAATATCGAAGCGCTGGTGGACAGCGCGAAAGACCTGGAGACGCTGGAACCATTCTTCTATCAAGAGGAAATCGACAACCTGCTTGCAAGCGCCGCAGATTCTATTCTCATGGAGGATGATGAGAAAAAAACTGAATCTGCTGGCCCGGCGATCGTGGCAAAACTCACCATACCGCCCCGCGCCTGGCTGGTGGACCGCGACGCTATCACGCAGGCGTTCGATCAACTCGGCGAACAATACGGGATCAAAATAGAATGGCCGGAATAACCATCGGAAAACTAATATTCGGCAAGGACGATTTTTTCTACGGATTGGAACTCTGCCTGCATAAAGCAGGCCGGACCGCGTATCCCGTCAACGAAAAAACCGTCCATGGTTGCGACGTGCTGCTCGTTTCCCTGTTCTGGTTTCTTGACGTGTACCACTTCGAGCGGTTCCTTCGCGAAAGCGGACTCAAACACCGCAAAGACAGACCGATTATCATCGCCGGGGGAATGCAGTGCACGGTGACGCCGCGCCTGATCGCCGAGATGGTTGACTATGTCTTCATCGGTGACGGCGATGACCACCTCGGCGCAATCCTGGATCAGATCGAAGCCGGAGAAGAGCCGTCATGCGAGCATTTGATCACGCGGGAGAGCGAGCGTATTCCGCCGCCCGCCGAATGCCCGCCATCGCCCTTCGCCCAGATGCAAGGCACAAAAAGGCCGATTCTGCGCATCGAGATTGCCCGTGGATGCAAGTACAGATGTCAATTCTGCTTGTTGTCAGGCTTGAAACCATATCGCGAAGTGGACACGGAAGCGATTCTGCAACTGCTGGACATGTACCCCAAATGCCCTGTCAGCCTGTTTGCGCCGGAGCGCGCCTTGCACAGCGGTTGGAAGCGCATCCAAGAAAAAATCCTGCAACAAGGCCGGATGGACCTGGGTCAGGATGCGCGGTTGGAAAACATCGACACGATCGAAAAGCACAGCGTGACGTTCGGCTTGGAAGGAATTTCCTATCGGCTGCGGAAGTCGATCAGCAAGCCGTTCAAGGAGGATTTCATCCTCGAAAAACTTGGCCGATTTGTTACAAACGCGAAGCGGATCGCCTTTGTCTCGATCTACTTTATCGCCGACCTGCCGGGTGAGGACCAATCGGATTGGGACGAGTTGCGCCGTCTGTTCGAGCGGATCGAATCTGAAAACTGGAGCCGCATGCTGACGCTCAAGCCGGTTCTCAATCCGCTATCGCCCAAGCCGTTCACAAAACTGGCTGACGCGGTAATCCACCCATTCCGGCCTTACGGACAGATCTGGAAGGATTTTCTGCGCAAGGGCGACGCCGGGCAATGGGGATTCCGCATCGTGGAAACGATGGTGTGGGATTGCCATCTGCGCGTCATGGATGCGTTGGTACATCGCGGCGGGCCGAAAGCATATCAAGTAATCCAGAAGATCCCTTCGTCGATCCTTGGCAAAAACGTACCCACGCCCATGCGCAAGGCGTTGGCGATGGAAATCATAAAGGCATCGGAAAAGGCAGGCATCAAGCCGGAGATATTCGGCGACTTGCGGGAGGATTGATGGAAGATTAAAATAACAGCAGCACACCCGCCGCGCTTCTGCCAGGAACTGGTAAGGATTCCTTACACGTTCGATTTTGGACATGCGTACTTCGGTTGGTTTTGGGATGGACGGCGGACGCAATTCGGCCTTGCGCCGTGTGGTGACAGGAGGTTGCCCTATATCCGCGCCATCCCCAGAATAGCCTCGCCTACCACGTGTAGGAGGAGATCTTAAGCCGTCCTTCGGGGCGGCTTTTGCTTTGTGCGAACGCAAACGAACGCATAAGAACGCACGCGAACGCAATCGAACGCAATCGAACGCAAGAGAACTCATGAAAACGCAAGCAAACGGTAAGCGAACGCAGAGGAACCAACCATCACCAAAACGCCAAAAAATCCAGGAAAATTTTCCTCGAATAGGTGCCTGCAACATACAAAAACACAAGTCTGTTGGCTAAAACCGCATTAACATAACGTATAAATACACACTCGTTAACCCTAAGGCTTTCTATACCTTATCATGCCATCCTAAAAATCGCGAACGCAAACGAACGCATGCGAACGCAGAAGAACGAAACCGAACGCAAACGAACCTAAGATAAAGATTAAGATAAAGAGTAAGAGGAGAGCTACTTCCCCCCCCCTATAGTCCCCCCCCCTCTAGCGAGTGGGGGGGGATGTGTGTGCGCTGGTGAAATCACGACCCAAAACTTTCATCGAAAAAAGAACACACTTGCGTTTATGTTGCACCTGGTGTAATATCCCAATCGAAGACCACACCGAAACGGTGAAAGCAAATGCAAGTAAAAAGCAAAACCACGAAACCAAAAGCGAAGAACCCCGGCGGAAGGCCCGTGGGTACGACCAAACTAACGCCCGAACTCCAAGACAAGATCATCGCCGCCATCCGTGCCGGGAACTACCTCGAAACCGCCGCCGCCTCTGCTGGCATCCAGAAGGAAACTTTCTATGACTGGCTCCGCAAGGGCGCCCGGCACAAAAAGGGCGACAAATCCACCGAGGCGTTCAAGAGTTTTTCAGACGCAGTCATGAAGGCGATGGCTGAATCTGAGGCCGTGGCGATCGCGGCAATCCACCAAGCCGGGATGCCGCGAGACGTAACCAAGACACGCACCGTCCGTAAGCAAGTCATCGAAAACGGCAAGCCCGTGTACGACGAAAACGGACGGCCCATATACACCACCGAGACGATCACCGAGGTGGCACGCGAGCACGATTGGCGCGCTCTCGCATGGCGGCTGGAACGCCGCTTCTCGAAACGCTGGGGACGGCGTGAATTCCTGGAAGCCACCGTGACCGAAAAGCCCGTGGACGAGATGTCCGACGCGGAGATCGACGCGGAATTAACCGAAATCCTGGAAAAGGCTGAAAAAGGCTGATCTAACGAAATGATTCCCGCAGTAGCGTTGCCGCAAGGAATTACCCCACAAGGGCTGAGCAACCTCCCGCTCCCGCAAAAGCGGCGGGCGCTGGAACTTCTGCGCGCCAAGGCGACGCGCCGGGGTGACGCCTGCCGCTACTACTCTCCGCTCCCTAGCACCGCTGGATTCCACCGGACAAAGAAACGCTTCGCGATCATCTTCGGCGGGAACCGCTCAGGCAAGACCGAAAGCAACATGGCGAACGTCGCGCTGATCGCTCGCGGCCTTCATCCCTATTTCAAGGACCGCAAATTCAAGTTGATCTGGGTAGCGACCAACACATTCGACATGGTCGCCAACGTGCTCTGGCAAGAAAAACTCCAGCGTTATATCCCGCCGTCCGAGATCGAGAAGATCGTCTGGCACAACAAGGCGCGCAACTGCCCCGGCGAGATCGTGCTAAAAAACACCGGCACGAAAATCCGATTTAAGGCCTACGAGCAGGGACGCGAGAAATTCCAGGCTGCGTCCGTCGATCTGATTGCTCTTGACGAGCAATGCGATCAGGCGATCTGGCAGGAATGCCAAATGCGCGTCGCTGACAACAGCGGTTATATCCGCATGTCTTGCACGCCAATCATCTACCAGGACTGGCTTGAGACGATCGCCAACAACCCGCCCGACGACTACTGGGTTGGCTACGCTAGCCTCAACGACAACCGCCAATCGTGCGGCGGCTATGTGCCGGACGATGTAATCGACGGACTGATCGCCGAGTGGCCCGAGTCGATCCGCGTTACCCGCGTCGAAGGCCATTTCGCCGCGTTCGAGGGCGCGGTATTCCCGCAGTGGGACGCGCAAATCCACACCACCACGCCCCGCGACCTTCCCCGCGAATGGGAGCACTACGTCTTCGTGGACTTCGGCTACAGCAACCCCTTCTGCGCCCTGCTCGCGGCCCGCGATCCCGACAACTGCTGGTGGTTCATCGCCGAGCATTACAAGCCGCAGATGCTGCTCCGCGATCATGCCGCCGTGCTGCGGGAGTGGCAGAGCAAATTCAAGATCCAAGCCTTCATCGGCGACCATGACGCCCAGGACCGCGCCGAACTCGTAGCCCTGGGCATCAGCGTGAAGCCCGCGCAGAAGGATGTGCTCCGCAGCATCGAGGTGATGGGCGGAGCGCTGAACGTTCAGCCCAACGGGCGCACCGGCATCCAGGTGTTCAAGCCCGTGGCGGGCGACTGGCGCGGCTGCCCGAATCTGATCCGCGAGATTCCGGCCTACCGCTGGGCACCGGCGAGCGCGACGCGCAACGCCCGCGAAGAGCCGATCAAGTTGGACGATCATGCCGTGGACGCCGCCCGCATGGGCGTCTATACGCTGCGCCGCGACATCCAGCGCGGAGCGCGTGGAGGTAGCCTGGTCTGATGCCCGCGCCCGCCATGCCGACAATCGTACCGCCCGCCGAGAAAAAAGAACTCATGAAGTTCTTGCGCTCTCGTCATCCGTACTGGGAAGCAAACCAAAAGATGTGGACGCTCTACGGCTCGATCAAGCGGCGCGAGATCGACGAGCCGAACGTCCTGGTGCGCGGCGTGTTTGAGAGCGAGACCGAGTTCAAGAAGCGCATCGAGTTGTCGGCCTTTATCCCGGAGAGTTCCAACATCGTCGAGCGGGTGATGGGATTCATCGCCCGTAACGACTGCGAACGTGATCTGAAGGGCCAGGAGTCCACCCTTAACCCGTTCATCGAGAAGGCGAACAAGCGCGGCCACAGCCTACGCCGAGTGACGCAATCGGCCTTGGATTTCGCGTTATACCAGAGCGCCGCCTACCTGCTGATCGACGCCAAGCGGTTAGCGACGCCCGAGAAGATCGACTCCGTGCTCAAGCTCGAGCAGGCCCTGGGCGAACCCTACGCCGTCCACTACACGCCCGAGCAGGTCGTCAACTGGGACATTGCCGAAGACGGTTCGCTGAACTGGATCCTGCTGCGAGAGGAAGTGCAGCGGCAAGACCCGTTCTCCAATCGTGAGAACCTGATCGTCTATCGCTTTTTTGAGAGCAACTTTTCGTGGGTGTTCAAGCTCTCCCCGAAGAAGGACGCCACCGCGCCCGTCAACGAGGAGCAGAAAGAGAACCAGCCCATCACGATCGACGAGAAAAAAGAGGACACGTTCGAGATCGTTACAGACGGCCCGCTCGGGCATCACGTCGGCATGGTGCCGCTCGTCCAGGTGATCCCCTTCCAAGGGGACTTCGAGGTTCCCATGCAGGGCGTAAGTTTCATCAAGACGTCGGCCCTGCTGGACATCCAGGCGTTCCGGGTGGAGAGCGACTTCCACTGGTCTATGTTCCTGCACCTGCATCCGCAACTCGTGATCAAAACCGCGACGGCGAAGAGCGTGCAGGCGATCACGACCAACTCGGCGATCATCCTCAACCCGGACGATAACGAGGACGTGAAGTACGTCGCCCCGCCGGACACGGTCTTCGACCAGGCGCGGCAGACCATCCGCGAGGCCCGCGAGAACGCCTGGATTCAGACCGGACAGGATGCCGCGTCCCGCATCACCGAAGGCCGCATAACCGAGCAGAGTGGTGTCCACAAGCGCTTGTCGTTCGAGATGGCGGAAGCGCCGATCCTCAACCACCTCTCCGACGTGTTCGCCAAGGCGCAAGCCGACTGCCTGGAAATCGCTGCGCGCTACAAAAATCCATCGGCTAATCCCGGCCCGGAAACCAAGGTCTTCACTGGCGCGGTCACGCACCGCAAGAACTACGACTCGATCTGGGTAAATGACTTCATCGCCACGCTGAAAGAGGCGCTGCCGCTCATCCAGCACAGCCCCACAGCGGCATCCCGCGCCATTCTGCGCGCCGCCCGCGCCCTGCTCGACAACCCGGATGACGACACCATCCAACAGATCACCGAGGAGTTAGAAGGCGCGAAGGAATATCTGGATGGCGGCGTCGAGGTGCTGATCACGTGGCTGGAGCGGTTGAAATTAATCAACTATCCCAGCCCCGAGTTCATGAAGCAACTATTCGCCGACGTGGCGAAGAAACTGATCAACGACGACGAGCAGAAAGCCATCCTGGAGGAAATCCTGACCGAGATCGAGGAGGGGACGGAAGAGTCCCTGGCGCAGCCGGACGCATTTGACCGGCAACTTGACAACGAAAATGACGGCTCGGCAGGGACGGAATAACGAGGGATGCCCGCCCGCGTTCTCCGCCCTGCCGCGCCGACCAGATAATCGAAAGAAGGTACACCGAAAATGTGGAACCGAATTCTCTACGCCCCGGACAGCGCGGGCGGCACCGGAGACGGAACCGGGAAAAGTAAATCCGGAAATAGCCAAGAAACATCGGAAAACAATCAGGTAACGAGGGACATGGTTCAATCCATGATCGAGGCCACTGTTACACAAGCAACCCAGCGTACTCTCAAAAAAGTGGACGCGCTGATCAAGGACAGCATCACGTCTGTAACCGCCGAGGATTCCCCGCTCATGCAGCAGTTCGCCGAGTTAAAGAAAACGCTCGGCGGCGAGAAGAAAAGCGCGAAGAAGGACGCTAACACGTCCACGGAAATCCCCGATGACGTGCAGGCTCAGATCAACGCGCAATCCAAGCAGATCGAAAAACTACAGACCGCTCTCCAGAAAGCGGAAAACGAAAAGAAGTCCCGCGAGGAGCAGGACCGCAACAATAAGCGGCGCAGCAACCTGACCGAATTCCTCGACAAGCAGGGATTCAAGACACGCGCCAAGGCCGTCGCCGCGCTTCACTGGAGCGACATTAAATGGGAAGACGACGGCAGCGAACTCGGCAAGCCCGTGATCCGCAATAGCAAGGGCGAGGAGGTCTCGTATCAGGACTACGTCGCCCAGGAATTCGTCAAGAGCGACGAAGGCAAAGACCTGCTCGCCGTGGACGTCACTCGCACCGGCAGCGGCGCGGGCGAGCATGACACAGGTATTCCCGGCCTGATTATCAAATCTGGATCCATCCCTGATCCGTCCAAGATGACGGATGAGGAAATCGAGAAATCATTTGCGGCGCTAGTGAAATAACAGCGCCCCGAATCGTGAGGTGAACTGACAATGTTGAAGACCACCGATACCGGCGTAAGCGGCCAGCAGTATTACGGCGCGTGGCTCTCGCTCAATGTGGCGAAGAATCACGTGCACCGTTACTTTGCCGAACAAAAACCCATCACGCCGAACAGCGGGAAGAAGATCGTGATGCGCTACTACGACAGCCTGCCCATCGCCGATACTCCCCTGATCGAGGGCGTAACGCCCACCGGCACCGATCCGGTACTGAACGAGGTCGAGATCTCCGGGGCGTCCTACGGCGATTACATCGACGTATCCGACGAGGTTGGCCTGTTTGACCGTGACGGGCAGATTCTCATCAATCCCAACAGCGCCCAGAACGTCGTGCTGGTCGGCGAGCAGGCGAACGATACGCTCGACACGCTCGCCCGTGACCAGATGTTCCAGGGTTCCGGCGTCTTCTACGCGGGCGCGCCCGCCGTGGATGCCCGCGACGAGATCGCCCTCGCCAACAAGGTCGCCGTGGACGATTTCCGCATGATCGTGCGCACCTTGATGCTCAACAAAGTAAAGCCGATCACCACGATGATCCAAGCGAGTGTCGGCCAGCAAACCAGCCCCCTGCCGCCTTCCTATATCGGTCTCGTGGGAGCGATGACGCTCCATGACCTGACCCAGCTCGAAGGCTGGATCGGCGTGCATAAGTACGCCAACCCCGGCGCGGCGATGCCCGACGAAATCGGCGCTCTGACCGACCTGGACGGTCGGGCGATCCGCTTCATCTACAGCGAGAACGACAAGGTGTTTGCGAGCGCGGGCGCGGGTAACATCGACGTGTATGCCACGCTGGTGTTCGGACGCGAGTTCTACGGCGAGACCAAGTTGACGGGCCGGAATCTGATCGACTTTATCCCGAAGGCGTTTGGCTCAGCCGGAACCGAAGACCCGCTCAACCAGAAAGCGACGTTCGGATGGAAGGTCGAGTTGTACGGATGCGGCATCCTGAAGCAAACGGCGGGCATCCGCTACGAACACGCCGTCACCGAGTAACAGAAAGGAACCGAAAACCATGGACACGAAAGAACCTTTCGTGAATGAAAATCCGGATACTATTGCCGAGGAAGCGCCCGCAAAAGCCGAGCGCAAGCCGCGCCCGCGACGCGCAACGTCCGCGCCCGCTCCCAAGGCCAACGCGAAGGCATTCGAGGACGGCGTCGGCATCGTGCGCAACGGGACGCTGATGTCCCTCAAGCAGTTGCAAAACGAGGTCAAGCGCAAGTTGGACGCGCAGCCCAAATTTATGATCACGATCCCCGTTATCCCCGGCGCATCGAAAAAGGCCAGTCCGTTCTTTGATGTGCAGGTCAACGGGGTGACGTACCGCATCCGGCGGGGCGTCGCGGTCATGGTGCCCAAGTCAATCTACGAGGCGTACATGCACACCGCCTCAACTTCGGCCAAAAAGTAATCTGCCGCACAGGCAGGAGGTAATATCATGCAGAAACAAGCCATCGGCGATCAGAACCTACTCAACGCTCTGACGCCGCGCAAAGAAACTCTCACCGTCACCGACAGCGTGGCGACGCTCACCGTTCCCATCGGGGCGGTGTTTCAGGTCGTCGCCACCAAGGGTACGACTACCGGCCCGTTCTCCGTGATTTTCGCGGGGACCGTGGCAACCAAGCAGGCGATTGTGGACCGCACCGCGAAGACGATCACGTTCTTCGCCACGGACGCCGTCACCGAATGCTACGTTGAATATCTCGAAGGATTCGAGTGATGAAAGTCTGCGCCTGGAGTGCCCCGCATAACACCCGCACGCACTTGCTGGATGCCCTGGCGCGTGGCGCCGCGGCGTCCGGCGCGGTGGTTGAGACCCGCGATCTGTTCCGCGAGATCAATAATCGCGTCATCCGACGTGCTGACGCGCATCTCGTGTACAGCCGGATGTACAACTACGCCGACCGTGTGATCAACAAGTGCAACTATCTCGGCAAGCCCGTGCTGGTGATCGACTCGGGCTATGTCCGGCGGGGCGAATACTACGCCGTCGGCCTGGGCGGGATAAACTACGAGGCGGACTTCAAAAACGCTAACTCGCCCGCCGACCGCTTCAACGCGCTGGGCGTGGAGATCAAGCCTTGGCGCGAGGGCGGTGAGTACGTCCTGCTGTGCGGGCAACGCGCCATCGACATCACGCTGCCGTGCAAGCCTCCGCAATGGGCTGCCGTGATGCGGGATGTGGTGCGCTCCGTAACCGAACTGCCCATCCTGTACAGGCCTTATCCAAGCGAGCCGAAGGTTTATGCCCGGATTGAC